GCGAAAGTAGGTGATTTTTAACTGCCTATGCACCAAATCATCCTCGTCTTTATCGTAGCCTAAAGCGGACATAAACGGCGGTAAAACAGCGCCCCAATAGTACTTTCTCATGGGGTCACTTTTAGTTTTTTGGCGTCTAATAATCTCAACATCAAACGCAGTTCCGTCCTTGAAATTGCTTAGGTAAACCGCAATTCTGTCCCAGTTTATTTGCAGCTTTCCGTCGATTTTTATGGCTTTAAATTTCATTTCCGCATGGCCTCGACCATCGAAAGCATTTCTGAAATAAACTCATCTGCACCTAAATCAAGCTCTTTGATTTCTTTTTCGTCGCGCTGCAATCGCATTACAATCAGCGGGTCAATGTCTTTAACATATGGGCAAAAAACAACGTAATCGCACCACTCGCGGCCCGATATTCGCAATCCCCAAAGCATCTGTTTTCTATAGTTGGTAGGGATTTTTCCGGTCAATTTTGATTCAACAAACACTGAAGGAATTACAGTCTTAATCTCGATCATTCCATCAGTGCCTACTATTCCATCAGGCGATGCGTGCTTGTGCGGTCCATCACGAAACATGGCTATTTCTTCGACTTCAACGTCGAACTTGAAGGCGTAAAGGTCGCGGGCCTGGCTCTCATATTTAAGACCCTCCTCCATATAAATTGTTTTGAAAACCTCCTTTTTTTCGCCAGCAAGTATCTCGCCAACCATGTCATAAAGAAGTTGCTTGCGTACCTTACCTTCTCCCTTGGCGACAGCCTTACCGATGGATGAACCACCAAGGGAGCCGATACGGGCCTTGTGCCATTCAGGATCGCCCTGGTTGAAACTTGTGATTGTCTCCATCATCCGTCCGATCCCGGCTCTCGCGGCTGCTTCTTTTTGTTCAACGCAATCAGGGCCCGGTTCAGGTCTGCAGCCAGGATGGTTTCGACCGACTCGGCTTTCATGTACTTCAGAAATTTGTGAATATCGGAGCCTGTTTCTTTGAGGAGGTCGTTGATCTGAATAGCCTGGTCGGCGGTGATGTATTCCGGTCCAGCCCCGGCGCCGTTGCTATCGTCGTCCATGTCGTGCGTCGCAAGGCCGGTCAGGGCAAGCAAAGTATATCTGGACAAATACGAAATTGTGGACCCTACGGCCTGGATGCTGTTCTTTGAGCCTGAGTCATCCGGCGCACCGGATAGGCTGGTGCTCTCGGAATGGCCCAGACGGTGGGTAATGGTGCAGGTCACGGTGATTTTCTTGTCTTCCTGAGATACCTTCCATCCGGCGCTAAGGCCGTGCAAGCTCAGGGCCGAGTTAATCTTATCGGTCACGTTGGCGAGGCTCGCGTGACGGTACTCGGTCAGTCCCTTACTTGTTTGAAACTTAACCTTCCGGTCCTTGTCGATCTCTGGCGGATTGGATTTGAACGCGGCCATCGCCTCGTGGTAGGCTTTGCGGGCCTCGTTCGCCTCCCAACGCTCTTGGAGCGCCATCGCCTTTTCGACTTGGCCCAGGTCAAGGCCCTTCTCAATCGCCTGCATCATCAGTGCGGCGGGGCTTCGCTCCACGGTTGGCATCTTCAGCTTCTCTTGATAAACAACTTGGGCTTCAGTCATTTTCCCCCTCCTTCTTAGCCTCGTCCCAATCCCTAATAATTTCACGCATGATTGATTCAAGGTCGTAAAAACCGTCACGGGCTACTTTGACGTGGTTGTTGCCAGAAACAATCCATCCATTGTCGGCCTTGCTGATTGTGATCTTAATCTCGTTCATCACTCCTCCTGTTGGTGCTCATCGTCCGGTATCCTACAGATGAGCCATTGTATGATAGCGCGGGCTATCCAAGCCATGCCCGCACCATGTAGCCGACCAGGAAACCCACGCACATTCCGTAAACCGTGAACACCATAAGCCCCGCCAGCGGTGAACAGTCCTCAAGCCTGCGGCCTCGGTCTAAAAAGCGACGGTCGATCATTGCGCCCCCTCCCTGCCCCGCATAGGGCCGGTTAAAAGCTGCTCGTAAAGACAGCATGACTCGCGCAGCTCCCGCACTTCACGGTGCCGTAAGAGCCAGCCGACAACGATGCCCAAACAGAAAGCAGCGTAGAGTTCCATATCAGTCCTCCTCCCTCGGCACGTAGCCGCAGTCTCTTGCGTCCCGCTCAAGGCGGCGGCGCTCGTGATCCTCGATAAACTCGTCGTAGTAATCGTCGGGGATGGTTTCGGGGTCCATTATGCCACCTGATTTGATTCGTATTTTTCTTTGAGTTTTTTTAGCTGTGCAATCTCTTTTCTGCGTTTATATTCTTCCTGCTCCATCAGATACTTTTCGCGTTCAGCTCGTTTTTTATATGCTATTTGCTGGTGCTTTATGACGCCAGCTTGCGCGTCTTTTTCGTTTGCGAATATGTTTTTTCCATACTTATAAACATTTCCGCTTCCGACTCCTGTTTCGATGCACATATATTCTTCGGTGTAACACTCGTCGTTGTATGGTCGCGCGTGTGGTAATGTTCTCGTAACGCGCACTTGCCCTACTGTCATTTCTTCAATCCAAAAATCAAAACTGCCCCTAACGACATAAGCTTTTTTGCCAAGTTCAAGATTAGTTTTAAATTCTGACATCACCGCCCCCTCTCCCTTCGCCGGTCATAATACCCATGGCCGGTGCTTTTCCGTGGGCCGTTAGCGAAATCGAGCTGGAACGGCTGCAACTCCCGCTCCATGCTGCTCGGCTTGCTCCACGGCGGCTTCTCTGCCAGTGTAGATTGCCGATCCCAGCCCCAAATGAAGAGGTAAGCGAACCCAATCGCAAAAGCACTCAACAGCGCCCAGGTGCCGATCCAGCGAATGATAGCCATTAGATCACCTCATAGGGTATGTTGAGGTCCACCGTGCAGTAGAGCATAGCCGGGGAGAGAAAATTGAACAGAACAAAGTCACCACCGAACTCAACCACGTAATATGGTTGACCACCTAAACTGATTGCGCGGATTTTAGCCATTGTGCACCTCCTGACCTATTTCTTTGACATTTCTTTGCGCTTCATAATAGCGCAGTTTTTGACTTCCTTAATTTCGTTTGAAATATGGCAAGCTGCAAAAACATCATAAAAATGGTTGCAAAGCCGCTGCTGCTCGAAAATGTCTATCACTTCCCACGGCTTTTCGTAATCTGGTGTAACAGCAGATTTTAGATACAAGCGCGAACCGATACCGTTTGGGTTGTGAATCTCATAGGTAATGGTTGCGGCAATAGCAGGATTGTAAATCTCGATCTTGGAAATATCCCATGTTACAAAATCATATAGTAACGACAATTCCTTCATAGCTGAGTTAAATTCAGTTACACTATCAACACGAAAATACAACCTCGCCCTTCTATTCTGTGTTGTAGTTCCAATACTGCCGTTAAAAATTTCAACTCCGCATTTGAGCACCAATGGGTCTTTTTTACTTATTGAGTTGCTTTCTGATTCTCCTGTTGTTTGGGCTGATTTTACTTCAACACCTACAATAGTTATTTTTGCATCAGAAAATGGTTTTCCATCCCACGGTGTCTTTTTTGTCCATACATGATATTGCTCAGGAAACATCACGCAATGGATTTCCTTGCCACCACCGACTGCGCTCGAAATCTCAGACCGTTTCGCCATTTTTAAGTCCCTCCTCGTATTTTTTTAGTCTTGACCTAACTGTTGCCCAAGGTATTTTTATAATTTCCCCACACTTACAAGCTACAGTTAGACAATCCTCATTACTATTTGAAATAGCTCGTTGCGATTTTCTCCTACATCCACCGCACAACCCGTAATGAATTGATTTAGGAGTCAATTCTTTTCCTTTAGCACTAACAGCGGGCGCGACATCGCTCCTACCACAAGCTCTGCAAGTCCATTCTTTGTCACCCCCTGTCACCCCCTTTTCTTCTGTATTTTCAACACCTTCCTCTATACCACGGTTTTTCGTGGTACTATCTTTTACATCTTTATAAAACCAATCTTCCAAAGTTCTAAATGCTATGCCGCTTTCTTCTGATAATTTAGTAAGCGCCTTACGCAAGGACATACCCTTTACAACAGTTAGGTGCTTTACGGCTTGAATAAAATTAACTTTACAAACCTCAGTCCACGCCATGATTATTCGTTCCTTTCTCCCGCCGCTATCCGATCAAGGTAGTCCCACAGGGCAACCTCAATTAGATTCGACGTTGACCGCCGCTGACGTGCAGCTTCGGCGTCAATCATTTCCAACAAATCATCTTCTATTGTAATTGCCAATCGTTTCTTCATTTTACCTCCTTATGTTTAGTTTGTCCATAACATAGCAACTTATGTGCCAAACTGTGTATATTGAAATTATTGAAAATACCAAAACAGGTGTCAGGATTCTTTACAAACAGTGTCAAGATTTTTTACGACAAGTGTCAGGATTTTTTACAAGGTAGGCTTGCCCCCCCGCCGTGATCCGGGCCCGTCTTGCATCAGAGGTTGGGACGGCGTCAAACACGGTCGGGGGAGCGAGGTTATTCGTAGTCGTAGGCGCTGGGGAGATACCTCACTATATGGCAGTGGTTGCGATACATATGCCGTTGATAGACGTAGGCGGCACCGCACTTCTCGCAGACATACCCGTGTCTGCCTGGTTCAATCTCAAGTGCCTGCAATTTTGCATTGCACCCCTTCACGGTACACCGGAGTGGTACAGGTCGGCATTTGGGCTGCTTTGTAATGGGCGAGGGCCTTGTCAATGGCGGCGTAACGCCTTGCCTTGATCCGGTTTGTATATGCTCGCAGGTCTTTTTCAATTTCTTCATCATCTGGCGCGTCCTCCGCCCAGCTCTCAGAATAGTACATCATCCCGCATCCGGTGCATTTCAGCGTGGCCGCAGACGGTAGGCCGCAGACGTAGACTAATGGTGCATAGCATCTGACACATTGCATATAGTGACCTCTATGAGTGAGCTTTGATTTCGATACCTTTATAATTAGGACGAAGCGAAATCCACGGTGAGCCTACCTTGATAGGCGGGTAGCCCTTGCGCTCGGCGTAGCCGGTCCCCCCTTGCTGGTAGGTTTTAAGGAACGTCCCGCAAAGGCAAATAACCAAGTCTTTTGACGTAAGGGTAGTACCTACAAGCCCCAGCCGTGGGATTGTGTAGGTGTGCAACGCATGGCCGTGTCCGTACAAGAAAACATCGGCGTCCCAATTGAGCACATCTTTGACGTTACTGGTAAGCTGCCCGCCGGGAGTCCTGCCGCTGGCCCAGCCGTGATGATATCTAATAATGATACTACGGCCCCTGCTACCGTTGTCGCTAAATTTCAGCCGGTACAACCCCGAATATCCCAGGTAGGGCACCTCAAGGCGGCGGCACAAGCGTTGGATAAGGTCGGTTGAACAGTGTTGCAGGATAGAGTCTTCGTGGTTGCCAGCAGCAAGCCCCAGGATACGCTCCTTGTAGGGCCATAGTATCGAGTGCGCCCGATCTATTTGCTCGTCAAGGATCGCGTCTGAGCCTGTTGAATCAGCAGTTTTTCGATAACGCTTGGAGTCACTTACGATAACGGCATCGAGTAGATCGCCGCCACCTATAAAATAGGTACACTCATCATAGTTTTCTGCCAGATAAGTTTTGAACGCTCTTTCATCGCATGAGGGGGAGCCTAGATGGACATCGAACATCGGTTTTAAAACAAACTTCTCACCGTAGCGGTAGCTAATGTTGCGTTCGGTAACCTCCAAGCTCACCCCCTTGGTTGACAGTACGAGTTGATAACGGTAGTAAAACTACCCGCTACTCGCTAAAAGGGTCTATGTTGGATTCGCTCAAGTGCTTCCACAACAGGTCGTAAACTTCACCCCACGTTGTACTATCTAAAGTAGCATATTTTGATTTTTCTCTCAAGTCATTTGTAATATCACGCAGGCATGATAAAAACTCCCTTGCGCGTAAGGTAGTCTTAATATCAGATTCGTCGGAACTTTTAATAGTGAGTGAGAATATCATGTTTAGATTAACACCGTGGTTACTACTTGGCCTCGTTGGTTAGCTCGATAATCTGTCTGTCCTGGTCCCCGGCCTGTGTGGTCATCTTGGAAATTAGATCGCTCTTGCGTTGGCTGCTCTGGCTTGTGCCAAAAACATAGTTTAGAATAGTCGTGACGTTGGTAATCCAGCACCCAATAAGCAACGGGAGGATGTTTGTCATCATCGCACTTGCCCACTCGTTGCCGAATTTAACAGCAAGCATGGCAAGCACCGTTATGATAATGAACCCCAACACGTTGATAGTCGCAAGTATAGTCTGTGACCTGTTCATGCCATGCGCTCCTTTCCTTTTAGAAATGCCCGCCGCCCGCCTAACGCAACCATCTCATAGTAGTTGATCGCCCGTTGTAGCCTGAGATTGGCAAGCGGCCCGCCAGCGTCCTCGATTAATATATAAAGGTTGTGCAACAGGCGACAATCCGCGTTCCGCTTATCTTCCAAGGTCCGACCGACCT